TCTCTGACGTTGCCACAACAGTCACAGAAAACTACACAACCTACCACAAAGTAGCGGAACAATTAAAATCACTACAAGAATGGATTAAGTTGCAACAATCCATTTATAATAAATAAGAGTATACCCATGGAATTTTTGCCACAAGAGAGAATAGCCAAATTGGAAGCACAAGTCGAAGGCATAAAAGAGGATGTTGCTGCCGTGAAACAAGACATCAAAGAACTCCACTCTCGCATTACTACAGGTAATCGTGAAATCACCGATCACATCGATCGCAAGATTGACGACTTGGCAAAAAGTGATGAGGAACAACATACAGTAATGAGCAAGAAAATCGATGGTCTTGGTAGCAGGATTGATCTTCTTGAACGCTGGAAGTGGATGATTGTTGGTGGTGCAATCGTTGTTGGTTACTTAATAGGTCACCTAGATTTCTTTGCAAAGTTCATGAAATAATATTTGCTTTGCAAGAGCATATGGGGTATAATTACTCTATATGCTCTATATTGACAACAAATACGCACAAATCCTTGGCACTCGTCTAAGGAACTTCAAACAAAAGAAAGACTACCTCTGGAACTACTCATGTCCAGTGTGTGGAGATTCTTCGAAGAACAAACTAAAGGCTCGTGGTTATATTTACCGTGGCGAGCAAGAGTTGTTTGTAAAGTGTCACAACTGCGGTTATGGCACTAATCTTGGTAATCTAATTAAGTATGTGGATGCGAAATTATATGATGAATATGTTTTGGAACGCTACAAAGCTGGCGCATCAAAATATCATGATCACAAAGACGTTAAACAAACAAGCGTCATCATAGAAACCCCCATAGAAGAATTACTCGAAGACGATATACTTTCAAGTTTATCACGTCTGGACAAACTGCCATTGAATCATCCTGCAGTTCAGTATTTGGTTAAGAGGAAGATTCCAAAAGATAAGTGGCATCTGTTATACTTTGCTCCGAAGTTTAAAGCGTTTACTAATTCAGTGACTGCTAAATTTCAAGAGCCAATTAAAGATGAACACCCAAGAATGATAATACCATTCTTTACAACTGCGGGTAAATGTTTTGCTTTTCAAGGCAGAGCATATGGTGCAGAAGAACCTAAGTATTATACTATTAAAGTTGATGAAACACAGGAGAAGATTTATGGACTCGATCGCTTGGATTATAGCAAACGTATATATGTTGTTGAAGGACCGATTGATTCGTTATTTTTACCGAATTGTATCGCTGTGTCAGGAGCCAGTTTTAATACCCCTACTATTCGGCAGTTACTTGCTAACGCAACAATTGTAATGGACAATGAACCAAGAAGCCGAGAGATAACTAAGTTTCTTGAAAAGAATATTGAAGCAGGATATTCTGTCTGTATGTTCCCTGAGCATATTATTCAGAAAGATATTAATGATATGATTTTGGATGGTAAAATGCCGATTGATGAGATTGTCGATACCATAAATAAAAACACCTTCAAAGGAATAGAAGCGAAATTGAAATTTAGTACATGGAAGAAAATATGAATGTTAGAATGATTAGTTATAGCAAACCATCTCGTGAGATGTATGATGAGGGTTTGATTGATGTACAGGAGTTAGTTGCGTTCTGTGCACGTGTTAGTAATCCCAGCAACCAGTTCAACACAGATACATCAGAGAAGTTAATTAAGTATTTAATTAAACATCAGCATTGGTCACCACTAGAAATGGTCAGTGCTTGTTTAGAAATTGAAACTACTCGTGACATAGCAAGACAAATGCTGCGCCACCGATCTTTCTCGTTCCAAGAATTTAGCCAACGATATGCAGATCCAACCAAAGACTTATCTTTCGTTCTTAGAGAAGCCCGACTTCAAGATACGAAGAATCGTCAAAATAGTGTTGAGAATGAAAATCTAGCATTGGCTGCATGGTGGGAAGAAAGACAGAAGCGAGTTATTGAAGAAGCGAAAAATGCTTATGACTGGGCAATTACCAATGGTATTGCCAAAGAACAAGCAAGAGCAGTTCTGCCAGAAGGACTTACTGTTTCTCGTTTATACATGAATGGTACATTGCGTAGCTGGATTCATTTTATCGAACTCCGATCTGCAAATGGTACACAAAAAGAACACCAAGAAGTCGCACGTGAGTGCGCAAAGGTTATTGCTGAGGTATTTCCTCTGGCAAATGAATTAATAAATTAAGAATAATAGGGCAAGATATGGAAATTGTGCATGGCATAACGGTAGACTACACTCGTGATAAGTTATTTGACGAATTAGGTAAGTTGAGATTAAAAGAAAGTTATATGAAAGATGGTGAAGTGAGTCCTCAAGAAAGATTCGCTTTTGTTTCAAGTACATTTGGAAGTAACCCTGAACATGCACAAAGGTTATACGAATACAGCAGCAAACATTGGTTGTCTTATTCTACTCCCATTTTATCTTTTGGTCGCAGTAAGCGTGGTATGCCTATATCATGTTTCCTTAATTATATTGAAGATACAGCGGAGGGTCTAGTTGATAATCTATCTGAAACAAATTGGCTTAGTATGTTGGGCGGTGGTGTTGGGATTGGCTTTGGTATTCGTTCGGCTGACGATAAAAGTACTGGCGTTATGCCTCACCTCAAAATGTATGACGCATCTAGTTTGGCATACCGTCAGGGTCGCACCCGTCGTGGCAGTTATGCTGCTTACTTGTCTATTGATCATCCAGACATCATCAACTTTTTAGAGATGCGCAAGCCGACAGGCGACCAGAATATGCGTTGTCTAAATATGCATCATGGTATTAATATCCCAGATGCGTTTATGGAAATCATTGAGAAGTCTATGCTTGATCCAAACTTTGATGACTCTTGGAATCTAACTGATCCAGCATCAAATGAGATTCGTGAAACAGTATCGGCAAAAGAATTGTGGCAACGTATTCTTGAGATGCGTATGATGACAGGTGAACCATATTTACATTTTATTGACGAATCAAATCGTCAGATGCCACAATGGTTAAAAGACAAAGGCTTGAAGATTCACCAATCTAATCTTTGTTCAGAAATTATTTTACCAACAAACGAAAAGCGCACTGCTGTTTGTTGTTTGTCTTCATTAAACTTAGAGTACTATGATGAATGGAAATTTGATCCTTTGTTCCTTGCTGATATTGCTGAAATGCTCGACAATGTTCTGGAGTATTTTATTTCTAATGCGCCTTCCACCATTAAACGTGCAAGGTATTCTGCCACTCGTGAGCGCAGCATTGGTATCGGTGCTTTGGGTTGGCATGCTTATCTACAACGAAATAACCTGCCGTGGGAATCAAGCATCGCAGTCGGAAAGAACAAACAAATCTTTGCGCACATTAGAGGACAATTAGATGAAGCAAATAAGAAACTTGGATTGGAACGAGGTGAAGCACCTGATGCTGTGGGTACTGGGAATAGGTTTAGTCATCTTATGGCTATTGCTCCTAATGCTAGTTCTTCCATTCTTATGGGTAATACTTCTCCTAGCATTGAACCTTATCGTGCTAATGCTTATCGTCAAGACACTCTATCAGGATCCCATTTAAATAAGAACAGGTGGCTTGATGCGATTATTCAAAAGGAAGCAGTCAATCATAAAGAAGGTTGGTCAGATGAAGTATGGTCAAGCATTATTGCGAACGATGGTTCAGTTCAGCACTTGGATTGGATGGACGACTGGTCAAAAGATGTTTTCAAAACTTCTATGGAAATCGACCAGCGTTGGGTCGTCCAACATGCAGCAGACAGGCAAGTATATATAGACCAAGCCCAGTCGTTGAATGTTTTCTTTAGACCCGACAGTCATATTAAATACATTCATGCTGTTCACTTTCAAGCATGGAAACAAGGTTTGAAAACAATGTACTACTGCCGTAGTGATAAGATTGCCAAGGCAGACAAAGTATCGAAGCGCATCGAAAGAGAAGTCATTAAAGAAATTGATCTTCATGCTTTAACTGAAGGTAATGATTGTTTGGCATGTGAGGGGTAATTATGTTTGATGTAAACCAAATTTACAAAATTGAGAATTTTCTGAATGATGATGAAATACCCGCATTTGATCATTTTTGTGGTCACTATACCTGGGAACTGAATGGGTTTTCTCATAACACAGATAAAATGTTTTGGAAAAAAGAACTATGGGGTTCTAAATGGGGTAAATGTTTTCAAATCGAAACCACCTTTAAAAGTAAAATTGAATCCCTACTTAACATAAAAATTGAAACTGAACGATTATATTTAAATGGTCAAGCCCATGGCCAGTGCGGTAGTATACATTCCGATCTTATTTCAGGATATTTTGATCCACAATGTAATTACATGACTGCTGTTTATTATGTAAATAAAACATGGTCTCCAGAACTTGGTGGCTTTACTATTATTGTAGATAACTTAGATAATATGCATATTGTTTACCCAAAACCAAATTCTATGGTTATTTTTAATTCTGGATTTGCCCATGTTGGACTAGAACCAACTATTCACTGTAAAGATCAACGTGTTACATTAGCACACAAATTTAAGGTATTGAAAAATGACAACTAAAACTAAAAACAATTTAACAGACCAACGCGAATATTTCAAACCATTCAACTATCCATGGGCATATGATGCTTGGTTGAAGCACGAACAAGCCCATTGGTTACATTCAGAAGTACCAATGGCAGAAGATGTTAAAGACTGGAAGAAAAAATTAACTAACGAAGAAAAACAATTTCTTACAAATATCTTCCGATTCTTTACGCAAGGTGATATTGATGTAGCTGGTGGTTATGTTAACAACTATCTTCCTTATTTCCCTCAGCCTGAGATTCGTATGATGCTTATGGGTTTTGCTGCTCGTGAAGCATTACACATTGCTGCTTATAGCCACCTAATTGAAACACTAGGTATGCCTGAATCAACTTACAATGAGTTTCTTGAATATCAAGAGATGAAGGATAAGCACGATTATGTTACCGAACTCAGTTCCAAAAATGGAACACTGGCTTCAACTGCAACCCACATCGCCGTGTTCAGTGCTTTCACTGAAGGGATGCAGTTGTTCTCCTCATTCATTATGTTATTGAACTTTCCTCGTCATGGTATGATGAAGGGAATGGGTCAAATTGTTACGTGGTCTATTGTTGATGAAACAATGCACTCAGAGAATATGATTCGTTTGTTTAAAGAATTCATTAAAGAAAATAATGAAATCTGGAATGATGAACTCAAAGGAAAGATTTATACCATTGCTGAAAAGATGGTTGAACTTGAAGACAAATTCATTGATCTTTGCTATCAAGGCGCAGAAATGCGTGAGTTGTCTGCAGAAGATGTTAAGAAATATATTCGTTACATTGCTGATCGTAGATTAATTAGTCTTGGTATGAAAGGTATATTTAAAGTTAAGAAGAATCCACTACCATGGGTTGAAGAAATGATTAACGCACCAGTACACGGAAACTTCTTTGAGAATCGTGTTACAGATTACGCTAAAGGTGCACTGTCTGGTTCTTGGAATGACGTATGGGGTAAAGCAGCATGATAGTAAAACAATTTCAATGTAATCATTGTAACGCTGAAGGTAAGATTACTGTAAAGGGTGATGACTTTAATTTCGAAGATATTGTTCACTGTCCATTATGTGGTTCTGATATCTACGAAGAAGAAGGGTTTGACGAAGAAGACTAAATAGTCTTCATGACATGGACATATAATAATATAATCGTTGAAGAGTTACCCGAAGACTGCGTTGGCTTTGTTTATTTAATTACGAACAAAGCCAATCAGCGTATGTATATCGGTAAGAAGTTAGCCAAGTTTGCTAAAACTACTTACAAAACTATTACACAAAAGAATGGTGTAAAGAAGAAGAAAAAGATACGTAGTAAAATTGACTCCGACTGGATTGAATACTATGGGTCAAGTATAGAACTAAATAAAGATGTTGAGGCTCTTGGAAAAGATAACTTTACCAGAGAAATTCTTTTTTATTGTAAATCAAAAGCTGAGTGTTCATATGTTGAAGCACGAGAGCAATTCGGGAGAAAAGTATTAGAATCGGACGAATACTATAATGGGCAGATATCTGTTCGTGTTCATGGTTCTCATATAAAAAACAAACTATGACATATCTACTATTCGGAACAGCATTAGCATTATCTGCTTGTGCTGCTTACTATTCTATTATGGGATTAGTTGCGATCTTCGCAGCTGCAGCCATTCCTATTTTCATTATGGGAACACTACTAGAGATTTCTAAACTTGTAGTAGCATCTTGGATTTATCAAAATTGGAAAGAAGTACCAAGGCTCATGAAGTATTACTTTACTTCAGCTTTGGTTATTTTAATGTTGTTAACATCAATGGGTATCTTTGGTTATCTATCAAAGGCTCATCTGGATCAAGCAATACCAACTGGTGATGTGCAATCAAAACTTGCACTAATAGATGAAAAGATTAAAACCGAAAAGGAGAATATCAATGCAAATCGTAAAGAACTTACTCAACTGGATGCACAAGTTGATCAAACCCTCAGCAGAACTACCGAAGCCAGTGGAGCAGATCGCTCCATCGTTATCCGAAGAGCCCAGCAAAAAGATAGAGCCAGAATCCTCAACGAAATCGGTACAGCGCAAACCAAGATCGCCAAGTACAACGAAGAACGTGCGCCAATCGCCAGCGAAGTCCGTAAAGTCGAAGCCGAAGTCGGTCCAATAAAATATATTGCTGCACTTCTTTATGGGGATAACCCAGAAGTTGATGTATTAGAAAAAGCAGTTCGTTGGGTTATCATTCTGATTGTTATAGTATTCGATCCACTGGCAGTGTTATTGTTAGTAGCTGCGAACTGGCAACAAAAACGTAACAGAGAAGAAACTACACCAAAAGAAGTTTTTATTGATGAAGGTGAATTACCAGATGCACCCGAAGAAATTAATAAAACAGAAATAATTGAACCAATTCAAGTTAATATAAACGATGAAATCCCAGTCTGGGAAGAAATGCGTATTAGTATTAAACCTGAAGAAACTGTAGTTGAACAAACTACTGTTGGTTATGCTCCAGCAGAAGTTACTGATGAAGAATTAAATATCACTGTTGATGAAGGTAAAGATTGGGAACCAAATCTGTATAATCGTTTGGAAAAACGTGATGAGACACTACCTCAAAAAACCCAATCATTTCTAAATAAAGCCAAAGAAGTTTTCTCAAGCATTGGCGTCAAAACCATCGAAAAAGAAGTAGACGAACTGCAAGACAAAAAACCTAAATAGTTTGTAATAC